TGGTTGTGGTTTCTTTAACTCTGTCTTTTATTACTAAAGCCATTACTTCAACTCAATACTCAAGTTTGTTGCGTTTATTCTAAATATGTCGCCCTCTGCTAATGTCTTACTCGCATCTAAAGCACCTACGAATAATATGTTACCACTTGAACTTGCATCTGCAATAAACACATGAGTTACTGTTTGTGTTCCACTGTCTGTTTTAGCTGGAAAATCAATCGCTGAAGTATTCTTTGCTGTCTGTGTATCTGTTGAATCAGCACCTATTGTTGTCCAACTAGCTGCTGGTACTTGCTGTCTAGCGTACCCACCAAAACTTGCTTCTGTTAAAGAGCCTGTTTCAGCGTCAGATACTGCTGTTGCTAGTCCAACATATATACTGTCACCGGGACTTGCGAAACTCAACGAGTTATTTTTAAATATGTAATGGAGCAACCTTCTTTCTAGGTAATTGGTTGCTGCGTTTGATGTAGCCATTTAGCCCTCCGTTTTCATGTAAAAGTTATCCATAGATAACTTTTGATTTTGTTCTCTATTTACATCTGCAACCGCTTTTTTGTATAGCTCAGTGTAATATTGTACTAGTTTATCGTTCCTATTAAATAATGACGCTTCAATAAGGCATCCGTAAAGTAACGCATCATAGGCATCAGTTGTAAGAAAGTTACTTGTGTTTGAGCTTGATAATGCGGGTAGTCTTCTCTTATAAGACAATTCAAGAGAAAGATTTGATGATGGTGTTGGAGCAACATATATTGTTGATGTATCAAAATAAGTATAATATCTAGGCACGCCAGTTGAAGTTCTATTAGGCCAAAACTCTGTTATATACTCATCCGATTTTAATTGTAACATCGTTCTTACATTTGAATCAATTACTTGCAGATGTTCTAAAGTTACAAGATCAGTTGGCATTGTTAAAAATGGATCGTTAGCTGTAAAAGCTGAAGTTACTTTTCTTTTAAATTCTGGTGTTGATAAATCCCTAGAAAGCTTTAGCTCTGTATTAGATATAAATTGAGTTAAGGATGTGGAAAACTCTGTTCCGTCATCTTCCATATAATTTTTAATATCTGTTTGTAGTTGGGAAAAGGTACTCATGATCTAGTACCTGCGGTGTGGGGAAATCTATCATCAAAACTTGTGTTAGTAGTGGCTGTTTCAGCCACATCTGGTCTTGCATCAGGTATTGACTGTTCATCATGCGGTCTAATTCTACCAACATGATTTTGTGGGTGATCTGGATCGACCATATCTCTACCAACACGAAGACCGTTTCTTCTGCCGTTTGTTATTTCAAAAACTAAATCTCTTAATTTATATATTTGTCCAGACCTGTCACAAATACCTAATGCATATTTACCGTTTGCCATTTAATACCTATACCTAGTTGATGGTGTAATAACAAAACTTGATCTATCCCTGTCTTCAGTGGCTGCAAGTTGCCACTCCTCTTCATACATTTGTTTTAACATCGGAACTCTTTGCACTGTTTCAGGATTTTTTAAAGCAAGGTGGTATGAAAGTCCTGCGACTATGGCAGGCAAAAATCTTGTTGGAGCATCATACTGAGTGATAGAACCGTTAACAGTGTCTTCTATTCTCTTAACTCTGTAATAAACAATCGTGTAAACTTTATTTGGAATAGGCCAAAGAGTAATTTGAGGCGCATCTCTCAATCTTTCTATATATATTCTAGTAGGTTTACCTTTAGTGTTCTTAGAAGTAATTGATGCATATTCTCCAACACTCATTCTTGTAAGAGTTATATCTGATTGACTAGTGCCTGTTCCCTCTCTAACTGAGTGATCTAATACAGACACAGTATCGGTTGCTAAAGTATAGGTAGCTGTTCCGTCACTAGTTGTTAATGTTGTGTCTTCAACAGTCCAAAGATTAATTCCTCTATTTGAAAACTCTTGTGATAAAAGATTTAAAGATCTTCTAGCAGTTTTATAATCATTTCCACTATAAGCTCTACCCAATCCGGCACGTTCTGAAGCCTCTTCAATTATTTCGTCGATATCTAAATTAAATGTACTTGTGCCTGATGTTGCCATTTTAAAACCTTTTGTATAAATCAGAAAAATCAAGAAGCTTAAAAGTTTGCTTGAACATATTCCTGATTTTTTTAATCATTACCTAAATTGATCCTTAATGCTTTTAATTACGTTCTTTAAAATAAATGGTTTTTCATTTGGTCTGTAGGGACATTGATACTCTTTAGGACACTCACCAGCATCATAAGGAACGTACTCTTGATACTGTGTGTGATTAGCACCCACAAACACACATACTCTTGTATTGCCTTGAAGCAATTGACTTGCTAATCTGCAAGTTGTCATCTTTTTTGTTTCTGCTTGCACTATGATTGCAAAACAAATAGCAAAACAAATAAGAGTAAAAATTTTTACAAAGAACCGCTTATGATCCATGCCACGCAAACCACTGCACTGCATCCTATTAGTGATGCAATACCAATAATGGTGTAGTCTCTAATCATTCTATTGCGCTCTTCACGTTCATACACGGCTTGCCTTCTAGCCTTTCTAATACGCCCTTCTTCCGCAATAAGGTCGTCCCACGCTTTTAAACCGTAGTGACCTATTAAAAAGTTCTTTAACTCTTCTCTTTGTTTAGCAAGTTTTTTCTTGCTTGAAAAACTTTCCATTGCAACTTGCTCAATAGAGCCATTAAACAGTTTATCAATGGTTGATGGATTGTTGGCGTTTTTATGAATATTATCAACGTCACTGACCGCTGACATCCACCTAGACAATTCACCACTTAAGTCTTCAATTTCTTTGCCGAGGGATATGGCTTTTTTAATGCCGTTATATGCTGCTGTTGCCCCCGAAACGGCAGCCGACAATGTAATCGGATCTAACAAAACTCCCCCTCATGATTTACTTCTTTTTCTTTTTTTTCTTTCTGTTGCCGTATGTAACTTGTTTTGTAATGTTAGATCTCGATATTGCCACTATTTCTCCTCTTGAGGTATGCAAAAAGTTTTAATATAAACCCTATCTCCTGCTTGTCTTTGATGTATATCTTGCTCTCTAATTTTGGTTGCGTATTCGAGGCAAGTATCAAGGCTAGTGAAAAAGACATTTTCTTCTACCTCCGTTCCCATTAAAAAAATATATAAAACCCAAATCATTTACCATACAAAAAATCTAATCCCTTTTCTACCGATGGATTTATTCCTAAGTCCATTTGGAGATTCTGTAGTTCTGCTCTTGGGCCTTGTGTTTGACTTTGATTAAACTCGTTTCTAGGCTCGTACATCTTTTGCATAAACCTTTGGTCAGCAGGGCCATAAAAAGGTAATATCTGGGGTTGATCTTGCATCAGGGGTTCTTTCATCGCGCCACTGTCTTGATTAGGAAAATTTTCTATCTGTTGTGTTAAATTTTCTAAAAAATTATCAATTTGTGGATTTTCTTTTTGAAGTAAGTAGTTTCTAATACCCATCATTAAGGGCTGTAAATTACCACCTCTTAGTCCACCAATTCCTCCAAAAAGCATTTGTTACTCCCTAAACAACAAAATTAAAACCTTTTGTAGCAGCACCTTTGCCTCTAGCCTTTATTGTTCTGCCACCGTCTTTCATACCCTTAATTTTTTGTATACCAGACATAAGGCCACCATCTTTAGCAAAGCCCATTTTACTAGTTACTTCAGGAGCTTTGGCTTTCAAAGCTCTTAATCCTGCACCCTTAGGCCCTTCCGGTATTTTTTTAGCCATTTAATCCTCGCTATATAAGTTGTCAAAAATTCTATTAGTATCTAATGTATAGTCTAAATCAGACTTAGAGTAATGAATATGCTGTGACGGCAAAAAGTCAGGAGCGCCCTGTCCTGTCTCAAACCATGCTGGATGTGTAACTCTTACTCTATTGTTAGGTAAAGCTACAATGTTGCCTGTCCATTCTCCTGCATCTAACAAGTACATAACATGACTCTGTTTATGTTGAGCAGGGTCATCTGCTATCTCGCTTTCAGTGTAATCTACTGTAAACAAATATTTAGCAGGAAAAAACTCACCATCTATCTTGGCTAACCAAGGGCATGGTGTTGCCCTGTCAATTACATAAACTGAATTATGATGTGATGAACAGTCCCAAGGTTGAGCGTCATGCACATCCATTGGAACTGGCCATTCGTCTACTGGTATATCGGCCATTAAACCTGTTACAGGCATCCTAGCCCACATAGCACCGCCGTGAACATTTGGATCTTTTGTATCATCAGATTCACAACCTGTGAACAAAACTTGAAAGCTCAAACATCTATTAGGCATAGTTGTTACACCAACCGCCATAGCATGAAGAAAGTCACCGTGATATCTTAGATGATTACAAGTGTACTCTCTTCTTACCCAACATTTAAAATGTGGGATATTACTGTAAAGATAAGCCACTAGGTTTTTTTAGTAAGCTTATACCCCATTTTGTTAGCGGCTGATCTTACTTGTGCTAATGACATTTTTGGCTTTGCTCCGCCTTTGGTCATCATTTTTGACCTCATGCCTCTTCCACCATTCATCATTCTTTTGGTTTTACCACCAAGTTTCATCCCCTTAGACCTTGGTTTTCCTCCAATTTTCATTCCCTTAGACCTTGGTTTTCCGCCAAGTTTCATTCCTTTAGTTCTCATTTTGCCACCGTTACGATAGCCCTTCTTTTTTTTCATCATTTTAGCCACCCTGTTGCTATATTAACTATTACACCCACAGCACCGCCAAGACCCATCATAACCCAAAATGCACCTTTCCAACGGTTTGCTGTAGCTCTCAATTCAGACATATCGGATCTCATTTCCTTCATGTCTTCCTGAAGGGCCTCAACTCTTTCTTCTAATCTTGCTAAAGCCACTTCTAGTCTTTGTTCGTTGGACATCTTTTGCACCAACTTCAATATTAGTATTCTTTAATCAAACTAAGTATTATCGTATAAGTGTCACCACTTGAATGACCTACAGTTGTAAACTTAATATCACCTGTCACACCACTACCTGCGTTGTTCGGTATACCACCAAATCCACTATAGTCATGATCACCAGATTGATTTTCGCCTAACTGTATGGCAAGAACGTCAGTTGAAGCATCAAACAAAATATTTACTTTCATACCAACACACTGCCACCATATTTTTTCTATAGTGACACCTGTACAGGTACGACCTTCGTTTGTTGCTAAACCACTAACATCAACTTTAGTGACAGCACTTTCACCTGTACCGTCACTTATGTTAGTTAGTTTGATTACTGCTCGTCTATTATCATCTACGATAGTTTGACTTGCTACTGCATCAGCCATTAGTTTCTCCTATTAATAAACAGAATATTCTAATTCAACTGTAAACCTTCCAGCAGTCACATCAGCATTTACTGTTGTTGTTGCTCTAGCATATAGATGAACATTTGCTACAGCAGCAGTAATATTAGGTACAAAAATATGATAATTACCAGCAGTATCATTAAAATTAATGTCAATTTCGGAAATAGATTGTGTAGCACTCAATTGTTCATTAAATGATGTTACACCAGCACCTACTAT